ATGTGCCCGTTATTGCGCTGTCTAATGTGATAGTGGTCTTGCCTATGTTTGTCGTGTTGTAGTCAATCGCTGTTATTTTTTTGCGCTCCCTGCTTATGTTGTCTGCTGTAAATATGTCTATGGTGTCGCCAATTGCAAATTGCGCGGTTTTGTCTCCGTCAATTGTAAGCGTTGTCCCGCTTGCTGTGCTTATATTGTATTTCGCTGTGCTGTTGCGCGTTATCCATAGTCGCGCAGTGCGGAGGTCCTGCTGAAAACTCGTAATTCTGCTTATGTATTTTTTGCTTGTGATACCAGAGACAACAGCAGGATAAGCGTATATGTCTATCTGGTCTATGTATGCATCGTAATTATGAACATGATAAATTTTAAAAATGTTACTTGTTAATTGTTGGGTGGTGGTCGGTGTGAGTGTTGTGTATGCGCTGTCGTTTTCTCCTTTTATGTTGATTGTCATTTGACCAGTGTCGTCATAATCCAGCAATAAATCAACGATACATGTATTGTTATTGCTCCATTGTAGGGTAGCATATAGAGTTTCTGTTTGTGAGCCGTTTTTATAAATTACAATCTCAAAATTATTTGTTTGACCGCTTATGTTAGTTGGTCTTAATTTTAAACCAAATCCGTTATTGTTTCCATCATCTTGCGCGCCGGCTAAAAAGAATATACCACCGGAGGAGTAGTTGTTGTTATATGCGCCCGTCTGCACGCGTGTTGCTTTTACGGATAATTTTTTCACGCTTGACAGCTGTCGCCTAACAGACTTCACGCTCAAACTGTATCCATTGCCAAATCTTAACTGCGAGCCTGTAAGGGATATTGCTTGCGTCGCAGGTTCGCTCTCCGTCCACCCGTTTCCTACTATATTGCCTGCTGTTCTGTTAAAATCATCTGAAAAAATCTTTTCTTGTTTTTTTATATATCGCGTTGAAAGTTCAATCGCGTTAAGCGTTGTGTTTAGGTTTGCTGTGTTGCGCGTTACTATGTTGCCGTCGCTGTATGAGCCGACAAGCGCAGGCGTAAATGTAAGGTCGTATGCCGGGCTTGGCTCCTCAATATACACATCGTCTATGTAGTAGGATATAGCTCCTGCGCCACTGGTGTAATTTTCCAAGAGTATTATCGGTGTCGGGTTAGTTGTATTGTATGCGTATACACTTACACCGCTTATCTGTGGTGTAATAGGTCTGTCATATCCTTTAAGATAAATGTATATGTCTATGTCGTAATATATTATATTGCCTGATGTCGTTTTATTTTTAAATTCAAACTCAACAATTAAATTGCTGTTTATATTTGTGCCCGTGTAATTATAAGAGCCAATTAAACTCCCGGACGCGTTGATGAGAGAATATTGCGCATAACCGTTGACAAATGTAACTGATAAATACATATTTGAGTTAGTTGTGCTGTTGTCGTTGCGCCTTATAGGGCGTAAATATAAGTATGAGCCACCGCCACCGCCTCGGTGTTGCAACTTAAACTTAAAATTGTTTTTTTGTGTAAGGTCTATATTCTGCGCCGAGCGCGCATATCGGTAACTTGCCGTGCCAGCAAGTTCCATTTCTCCGCCCGCAAATACAGCTACATCTTGTATATGCCAAGACGGCGTAAACCACCCTTTCGTGTTGCCGTTCGTAAAGTCATCGCTAAAAAGCACATTATCGCCTGTGTACACAAGTGTTGTGTTATCTGCCACCGCTTGGCTTATGTTAATCTCGTCATATGAGGAGCCGTCTGTTATCACTGCTTGGCCAAGTAGTTTGTGTGTTGTTTTTATTGTTGTTGCGCCTGCGTTCGCTGTGCCTATAAGGCGCGCGTCTTTTTCTCTTTTTGCCTCATCTGAAAAAGCGTCAAAAAACAAGCCCAAGCTATCAGGCGCTTTTCCGTCAATATACATCTGCGCGTATAGCTCCGCTATGTTGCGCGCGTTCTGCGCGATGCCTGCCTCTGTCGCCGGGTTCATCTTATTTAAGTTTTCTGCCGTGAGAGGCGTCCCGGGTGTCCATTTGAAAGCCATAAGCTTAATTTATTTGTGTTATTGTTCCGTCTATCACTAGACTATCTGCGGAGCCGACCGTTATATCAATGCCAACATGGACAAAGATAACTCCGCTATTGCTTGTTGCGGTTCCATTGATAAAGCAGGCGTATTCTTTCCATGTGCCGGTTGCGTTGCCTGCGGCCCAAAAGCTATTTATGTTTAGTTTGTTGCCGCTTGCCGCCACGCTGCTAATCGGTTGCCTTGTGCTTGCGCCCGGTGTCTCGAGTCCTGTGTCTCCTGCCGCAGGTGGCGTCGTGCCGGTGCCCAACTCCTCATAGTTTATCTTTATCTCATCAATGCTTGTTATTTGTCCGGCTAGCGCTTTGTTTACGGCCTCACGGCCGGCAAAAGTAATAACATTGTTGCGCGCGTGAACCGTAGCGTGTAGCCCGTAGCGGTGCAATATCGCCTGCTCTACCGTGCGCGGATCCATTGATTTTGGCAAAGCGCGCAAAAATTCAAAAAGGGTAGGCGGGATGTCTTTAAGATTCTCAAAGGTGATAAACCTCCATTGTCCTTTCCATGTGTTTTGGTCTTTGTATTTCATACTCAATTTTTATTATATCATAACTTAACTTGCAACTTTTTCGTGGTCTGCAAATGTTTGTCTTTTCCGGTCGTTGGCATCTGCCGGATAATACGGCCCGGCGACATAAATCGGCGTTTGCCCGGACCACGGGTCTTGCCTCCATTGCTCGCTATATGTTATTTGCTCGTCTATTACCGGAGAATCGCTCGGGTATGTCTTGGCGTCCCATGCCTCTTGCCACTCCACCTGTTCAAAGAATCCGTCAACTTGCACTAGCTCCTCGTTGTCATCAAGCTTTATGTCTTTTAGCTTTTCGGTCAAAAGCCCTTGCAAAATATCTAGCAAGTCAACCTTTTGCTTGTCCGCTACCGTTACGGAATAGACAAGCCCGCCAAAGCTCGTGCGCGCCCGGGCGGTAACCTTAACAATCGTAAACAGTTTATTTACTCCTAACTTTGCGCTGTTTATTCTTATGGCTTGCCCAACTTTCAAGCCGTCAATGTAGCTATCAAAGCCGCCGTCGTTTAATTGCTCCGAGTAAGCTAGAATCTCCGCCCTTGCCCGGTCTTTTGCTAAATCAAGATCATCTATTGTCCGGTCAATGATCAAAAATTGAAACTCTGCGCCATACTTGCTAATGCTTGCGTTGTCTTTCCACTTTATCCGGAGGGGGATATATATGTTCCCCTCAAAGGTTACCGTGTCATTTGCCGCAGGTGGCGTCTTAAACTTTAAAACCTTTTCCATGAAATTATACAAAGCGTCAAAGCCTGCCGGGTCGTCCAAGTTGTCAATGCCGACGCTTTTAACTTGCCCGTTTACCTTGAGTGTGTAGTTCTTGTATCTGTATGCAAGCTTAAAGTGTGTGTTTACGCCGTCGGCTTGGTGCGACAAGTCCTCCACTCGCACATCGCTTGATAAGTATTCGCTACCGCGGACAAAGATGCTGTTGCGTAGTTGGTCTATCTTGTGTTTTACTTTTAGCGTCCCTTTTATGTAGGAGCCGTTATCGTCTTTTATCTCAACCGGGGCGCTGTATGTCTCTTTTGCAAAAAAGTGCAGGTCTTTGTTCTCGTCGATATACCAATCATAGCCCGTAAGTTTGGCAAGCTCGGAAAAGCAATCGGTCGGGCTCATATAGTTAAAAGATATTGCCGGGATCACAATGTCGCAATTCACATTGTTTGTTGTGTATCCGGACGGGAGGTAGTCGTTCTTTATTGTCTCTATTATTTGCGCAACCGTTTTGTTCTCAAAGCGGCGGGCAACAAGCTTTGCATTTGCAAAAAATGCGTAATCGCGCACTTTAACATCTACAAAAACTTTTTGCCCTTTTTCTTGCTCCTGCACCTCTACTACATGCCCGCCAAAAACTTTCTGCGCGCTCGTTAATGTGTCGCCTATGTAGACCTCCACCTCGTCCATAGGATCCGGGGCATAGCTTTTTTGGTCAACGCTTGCAATCCGGAATGATAAGCTGTCTTGCTTGTTGGTTATGTTCTGCTCCCACCTGAACGAGCGCCACTCTATCAGGTTTGTTTTTTCAACGCCGTTTATCTTGATAAAAACTTTTTTCATATGCTACTAGATGCCTCTAAATTGCAAGCCGAGCTTGTCTGCCAACATCTCGGCGATCCGTTCTGCCGCGTCGTCGTCTCCGTAGAATGTATTGCCGGTTATCACTATTTGCCCCCCTCCCCCACCGATAGAGTTAAGCTTGGAAAGGGGAATTACTGCCTCGCTCTCTCCCCCCTCGCCTATAAGCGCTAGGGTAGGGCGGGTAACTATGCCGCCATCTGCAAGGCCAACTATACCGCGGGCTGCGCTTATTGCGCTTGTTGCGGCGCTGCTTATGCCCGCGCCAATACTGCTTGCCGCTCGTCTAACTCTTGCAATTGCTGCCATGACCTTATTTACCATGTTAAGAATCCAATCAATTTTACTTTTGATAAAGCTAGCCACCGCATTAAGCGTTGCCTCAACTATGGAGCGCAATGCTTGCCATGTCCCGGACCATACGGCCTTTATTGCCGCAAGCGCTCGGTCAACAACCGCCCGGTAAAAGTTAATGCGCGCCGTTATAAGCTGACCGATAAAGTTAAGCGCGGCCATAGTTGCGCTTTTAACTAATTGCCAAGCATACAGCACGCCGTCCACTATGGCCTGCACTCGACTTTTTATCTCCTCGGCTATCGCGCCCCAAATGTCAATCGCAAGCTGGGATAGCTCCTCCCAGTGTGTATATAGCTTTGCTACAAGATATATAAGCGCGCCAATCGCTGCGCCAATTGCCATGTATGGCCACAACGCCGCAATTGTAGCTACCGCGAGCGCTGTCATGCTTGCGGTCAAACTCACAACTGCCGGGACTAACGCGCCAAGTATCGCGCCCGCTACAAGCGCCAAGACAAATTTATGCTTTGTTAGCCATTCGCTAACCGCTTTTATTTTTCCGATAAACGCCGGCAATACATCTTGCACAACATAGATCAACGCTTGCGTAAATCGTTTAGCCCAATCTATTAAGGCCTTGCCCTCATTGCGCAAAAAGATATCCCACGCATCTTGCAGGTTGCTTATCATACCATTGAGAGAATCTGCTTGTTTATCCATCAAGTTATTAAAGCGACCGCCTTCACTTGTCAAATTTTGTAAAGCTTTCCGGACATCCTCAAAGCCAACCTGCCCCTTGCTTATCATGTCTTGTATTTCCGCCGTTGTTTTACCAAAGGTCTTGGCTAACTCCTCTGCAAGTGGCACTCCCGCCTCGGTAAACTGCAAAAGCTCTTGACCCATGAGGCGACCTTTGGCCCTAACCTGTCCAAACGCGTTAATCAAAAACGGCAACTTTTCCGTTCCCACTCCGGCGGCGATGTCGCCTAACGCCTTTAAGTCCGGCAAAACATTTTTAGCATCAATACCAAAGGCCAAAAGCTTTTTGCTTGCGTCCTCTAACCCCTTCATCTCAAACGGCGTGCGCTTTGCAAAATCTGTCAAATCTTTAATAAAAGCATTGGCTTTTTGCGCCGAGCCGAGCATTGTCTCAAATGCAATTTGCGTTTGTTCCATATCGGCCGCCGCTTTAAGCATCTTGTAGCCAAGCGCGCCTCCTGCTGCGCCAACTGCGGCAAGGCCTGCTGCGACTCTTGTGCTTGCGCGGCTTGCCTCCTCTATGCGATGCGTTACGCCCCGCAAAGAATACTCAATCTTTTTGAGGCCCGAGGAGGCCTTGTCAACAACGCTTACTATTATGCCGATATTTGTTTTTGCCATATGCTTTT